AAACCACGCGTAAAGGTTGAGGCAAAAGAAAACAATGAAACCACGGGAACAACGGCAAAAAACTTTGTATCTTCATTTAAAACAATAACACTTTGAGGACATTGATAGGCGTTGACCCAGCGTTAAGAATAAAAGGAATGGCGGTTTGCATCATTGCAGACCGTACCATGATTTTTAAAAGGTATAAAAGGTTTGTCGATTTTATCGGAGACGTTATAACCTGGGTAGCATACGAAAGCCCCATTGTTTTGGTTGAAGATTCAAGCCTGCAGAATGTGACCTTTAATAATTCGATTAACCGGGCGATCCTATCCCGAATGTCCCGCAACGTTGGCATGAATCAAGCCGCCTCAAGGATTGCTTATGAATGGATTAAGGAGCATGACATTGAGGCGTACAATATTTCACCTGAGGCAAAGGGTAAAAAGTTTAATAAAGACGTATTTATACGCGTGGTCGCAAGTGAACGATTGAAATTTGAACCAAATTTTAAACCAGCCAAAATCAGTCAAGATGAAATCGATGCTTTCTTTCTTGCGCTTATGGCAAAAAATTATATCAAAAGATGAAAAATAACGAATTAACAGACGGCTTAACCAACGAACAATGGAAGGAAGCGCAAAGATGTTTTAACGCACGCCCGAAGCCTATTCGCTTTGCCGACACTGTAAATAGCAAACAATCGGTAATAAATTTTTACCTTAATCCTTTGATTCCTGAGACGATGCCCACCTATCAATCAATGAATAAGGAACGAATGGTAAGCATTTGTTACCAACTTTATCATTCAAAGGAAACCGATACTTTAAAAGAATCAGCCGCAAAGCTTATAAAACTTATAATTGATTGATTACTAATTTGTTGAATTGTTGATGTGTATATCGGGGCTGGCATTTGAACCAGCCCTTTTTATTTAAAATATTACCCCTTGCGTTTTCGCATAATCCACGACCGCCCGAGCATGAGACAAAGCCAAAGTATTTTGAAACACGGGGTCAAACATCATTAAAGCATCGTGGTAATTGGTAAAGAAGCCGTTTTCACTGAGTACCGCAGGCATATTGGTTTGGGTGATAACAAAGAAACTTTCTTCTTTATCCTTATCCCCGTCCGTTGTGTCCATGCGATACACCCATTTAGGAAAAGCCTCCTGAACCTCCTTGAAAAGAAACTCAGCATAAATGTCCGACCTTGTTTTACCCTTGCTCGTGAACACTTCGAAGCCCCTTGCATTGGGCGACGTTGCCGCGTTGCCGTGAATGCTGAGGTACAACGAATCTTCATAATTCTGGGCGTTTATATTTGCCTTCGCCACGCGCTTTGTTAATGATACGTCCAAGATAGTATCGTAAACGCGAACAACGGAAAAACCCCAGTCAATTAAATACTGCTCAATCTTTGCCGCAACGTCGCGGTTAAACACGCCTTCAAAGAACCACCCGTAACCGTGGAACTTTGCATTATTATGCTGAGCGCACTTTGAAGGGTACGTCGTATAATTGTAAGGTAATTTTTTCTTTGCGTCAATGCCTCCGTGACCAGCGTCAAGGAAAACACAAAATTTAGATGCTTTCATATTTTGATATTTTTAAGGGCGATGTAAATCAATACACCGCCCTGTAAGCCGCCTAAGGTAGCGATTCTTCTGCGCCTATAATTTGAATCCGATAAGAGCGAAAGCCGCCGATACCAAACCTAACTTTGCTGGCAATTTCACCTCAATTTCCTTTCCTGCGCACTCCCTTGATGTTTCCTTTATTTTGTCCCAAATGATTTGAGCAAGTTGGATATATTCGCGCCACGTGAATTTAATTTTGTTATTTTCAAGATGAACTGAAATTTCTTGAGTTAATTCCGCAAAATTAAAACTGTAACAACTTATATCCCCAAGAGGACTGGAAATTGTGTCGGCTGACTTTAATGCTTCTTTTAAATTAGTCTGCATATTATTTGTTTTAACGATTAAAAAAACGTGTGATTAAAACACCAAGATTTACGCCTGTAATGCGCTTAATATTTTCCGAAATAGAATAAAGCTCCACCGTCGCAATTAAAAACGCTGCCATATACGTTATGTTAGGAAGGCTAAACGTATTCCTTGCACCCTCGAATATGAGTATGGCACAAAAATACACTATTATTTTTTCTATTGTCCGGTAAAGCCCACGGCTATTTATCTTTTGTTGCTCCTTCTTTGCCGCGATGATGCCCGTTCCCATGTCCGCAAAAACAACGAAAATTGTAAATATCAGGAATCCTTTAATCGGAACAAAGAATGAAAATATCCAACCGCAACAAATGGCATACGTTATTTTTTCCCATCCGAGGTGCAAAAAGTTTATTAAGGTTGTTTTCATTTAGTTGGTTTTAACTGCCTCAAAATTACTTTACCATCCTGTGAAATATACCTATTTTTTGCCTCCTCCCAATATAAATCAACAAATTGTCCTAACACTGGATAACTAATTAACCTTATGGCAAACTTTGAAAATACAATGGCGTTCTTTGCCGCTGATCCTTCAACGATATACCTGAATGCACTTGTATTTTTATTGTAATTAAAGTCAACGGCTGCCGTTGTTCCAAGCGACGTTATTTGCCATTTGTTATCGGTGTAAAATGCCTCATTGTTTTTTAAAATGGTATCCAATGGGTTTTTGCCCGTTAATTCTTGAATATTATTATTCTCCCTTATGGCTGCGGTTGTTTTCCTTCCGAAGTCATAATAAGCAATCACCTTGTCGGCAAAGTTATTTGCATTGTTTTCAAAACTTGCCATAGCACCGTTGTACAGTTGGCTTGTATCACCAATGATGGAAGCCTTTTCGTAATACCCACCGTCTGTATAATCTGCACGGTAAATAAGGTAATAAGCATTGTCAATGATTTTAACATACGATGTGTCAAAAGTAATTGATTGAGCATTAAGCTGAGATATACAAAGCAATAAAAACAAAATCTTTTTCATGTTTATTTTTTTAGTTTATTTAATTGCAAGCCAAAATATTTTAACGCTTTTACTTGAAGCTTCTGTACCGTCATAATTCCATGCTTGCACGGAAAAAGTTGTATCGTTTTTGCCATAAACTTCAAATATTATTTTTTCTGCTCCAGCTAAACCAGCCGAAGTTACCAATACACTTGTTGGTGTTGCTCCAAGTCCATGAGTAACGGTGAATATTGCTGAGGGTGACCCTGTTGTTGCAGTTGTTTCACCCCGTGTCATTAACCCTGTTTGCGCCACCGTTGTAACCTCGCCCACCACGTTGCTCCCGTCTTTTCCGAGTAAACTTGTCGGCGTTGCCGTTACCGTGTTTATTCTTACTTCACCGTTTACATCAAGTGTTTTCGTCGGTGATGCGTAACCAATGCCCACGCGATCCGTCGAGGCATCCACGAAAACCATATTTGCGTTGCCGTCGCTTTCCACGCGAAAGTCGGCGTCGGCTGAGCCTTCATTGAACACGGCTGAGCCATGAACTTCGAGTTTTGCGGCTGGATTTGTTGTACCAATACCAATATTACCCGAAGAATTTATATTTAATCTAAATGCAGCGTTTTCAATGTCGTAAATAAATAAGTCTTGTAAATTATTTGTAGCAAAACTTCTTCCAATTAAAAATCCTGATGTTATTCCATTTGAAGCATTATTTAAAAGTATAGAATTTTGATTACCTCCTGCTATATTTAACCTACTTGTAAGAATTGTACCATTGACATCAAGCTTCGCGTTTGGCGAAGTTGTACCTACGCCTATATTACCATCATTCTTTACCCATAATCTATTAATATTATTTGTTACATCATATATGCCAAATCCCGAAGTTGTTAGTGTTCCATTAAATAAATAAAAACTATTAACACTTGAAATAGTATCAAATAATATTCCATTTTGAGCAATACCGCCTCTTAAAAATATTTTTGCATTATCATTTGTTTTTAAATCTAATAAATAATTTGGATCAATATTTCCTATGCCTATTTTGGTTCCTGAATCATAAACTAAAGAATTTCCTAAAATTCTTGTTCCTGTAAATTTTGGTATGTAATTTGTCGTTCCACTTCCAGTAAGATAAGTCCCTGCCGCCGTGCCCGTGCGCAAGTAATTTGTAAGCATAGAAGCCGTGTCAAACCTTGTTACAAGGAAATTGGTATCAGCAAGTAAACTTGATGAAGCAAGGCTCAACCCTGCGCCCAATGTCACCTGACCCAAGTCACCGTCTGCATCTGCACCGACAAGGCGCGTGGGTGCGTCGGTGGTTAAATCCGTAATCCTTACTTCGCCTGCAACTTCAAGGTCACGGTTTGGCGCATTCGTTTTTATCCCTGCTTTCGAGGCTGCGGCAATCGTTGTTCCCGTGCCACTTGCGCCCGTGAAAAATAAAACGTTTTGGTAAACGCCTTGATTTGAGCCGTTGTTGGTGGGAAGGTCTACTTGGTTGCCTATGGCGACGTTGGCGGCGGCGGCGGCACTGATGTTGTCGGCGGCGTTGCGGCCTATGGCGATGTTATTCGAACCAGTGAGCGTGTCGGCAACGGTTGCATTGTAGCCAGCCCTTTGCCCTAAAAACATATTATATTGACCTTGACGCGCATTCTCTCCAGCGCTTTCGCCAATACCTATATTGTAACTATTTCTTGTATTAGATAGTGCTTGAAAGCCTATTGCAATGTTATAATTAGAAATTCTATTCAAATACAATGTCCTATATGCACCGATTGCAATGTTGAACAATCCAGATGCATTTGTAAAACCAGATTCTTCACCCAGAAATATATTGTTTGAACCGCTGGTATTATTTCTGCCAGAACTATTGCCAATAAAAAGATTAATGTTTCCTGATGTATTTGCATAGCCAGCGCGAAGTCCGAAAAAATTGTTATTTGAGCCAGTGGTATTTGAATTCCCGCTTTCAAGTCCGAAAAAATTGTTATTTGAGCCAGTGGTATTTGAATACCCGGAATAACTGCCAAAAAAATTGTTATTTGATGCAGTAGTTAATGAAAAGCCAGCATATAACCCAAAACAATTATTTGAAAAGCCAGTGGTGTTTCTTATGCCGCTCTCAAAACCGAAAAAATTATTATAATAACCTGAAGTGTTATTCTGACCCGCATTTGTTCCAAAAAAATTATTGTTAAATCCGGTAGTATTATTTCTGCCAGCATTTGCTCCGAAAAAATTATTTGATGTTCCGGTAGCATATCTGCCGGCGTTCGTACCAAAACCAATCGTAGCTGCTGATGGCATTTGAATGGAACTGTAAATAGTTGCGTCGTTATCGTTTTGCCCTGCCAATAAAACAGAAGCTGGATTTGCAATTTGCACAACGCTAACATTATCTAAATTACCCGTAAACGTAGAAGTTGTAAAGCGAAATCCACCTGTTGCGCTTGTTGGTAATAAAACCACCACGTTTGCCGTTGCATTGTGAGTTGGCAGTGTGTAAGTCACATTACCAATCGCCGCCGTCAGCGTTCCAGCGCTATAACTTGCAAGCGTGTACGTAATTTCATAAGCATTCCCATTTGTAATAGTCAAGGCTGGCGTGTAAGTTAATGTTCCCGTCGCTGCCGTTGCTACCGCTACCGTTCCGTTGAATGTCCAACCCGTGCCGCGTGTCCAATTCGTTGTATCTGCGCCAAATGTTTGATTTGTCACAACTGTTGTTCTTACAGGCTCTTGACTATTTTTTATAATTAAGTTTGCACCCGATGGTACGGTGGTCATGTTGATACCAAGCGACTTGTTGGCTGCGCTCCAACGTAAAGCAGTGTCCGAAACAACGCTGCTACTTGAATTAAAATACGCCACCTGCCCACTTGTTCCGCTGATTTGATTATCCCGTGCGAAGGCTGAGGTATCACTTACCAAAAGGGCTTCGGTTGTATCTCTCCATAAACCACCTCTGTAATACAAGGAAGCCCTGTCAACGGGTGAGGTAATTGAAACATCATGAAGCTCATTCAATTTATAACCCGATGCCACCCGTATGGCTATTGTTCCGTTGTTCACATGGCTATTAATACAAAAGCCAATAGGCATATCAATGTTTGGCGCAATAGGTTCAACGTCTGTCCAAACGCCTGCCACCGTTGGCGAAGGATAAAGGATTGCACCAGCCGCAAAAGTATCAGTGTTAACTTGTCTTATTTTGCCAAAGGAAATAACGTACCCATCTTCACCATCCGTCAAATCATGTGCCGTTATTCCAAGTAAATATTTTGCATCTATTGAACCATTGGCGATAAATTTCGCAACCGTTATTCGCCCACTTGCCCCAACCGTGCCATTGGCGTAAACAATGCTCCCTTTGGTAATTGTTGAGCCTGTTTGATTTTTAACAAGCCAAAAGTTTTTGAATCCAAGTTCATTGGGTACATTGTCATTTAATCCAAGTACCACCGTTGCTAAATCCGAATCCCAACGCATTTTTGCCGTGTCCACGTTGTTCGTCGGTACATTGACATTGAAAAACAATGAATCCACGGGCTGAGTGAAAGCCGAACCGCCACCGCTGCCAACTAAATTCCAAACGTTGGAAGTAAAATCAAATGAATAAAATTTAAGGTTTACCGTGTCAAGAATCACCCATGCACTTTGATTGTTTATTGGTTGAATGGAAGCCGTGTCACCAAGTGAACCGCGCCATGTCAGCCCGTCGCCCGTGGTTTGAAAACCAAGGCGTTGTTTGTTTAATGTATTTGGGAATTGCGCGAAAAGGCTGAGGGAAAGGAATAAAAAAAGAATTGAAGGCAATGGTTTTTTGCCTCCAATCTTTCTAATTATGCTACTCCCCAGTTTAAGCAATACTTGTTCCACTAATATTTCACCCACGCGCCCCAATGTTTTTAAAAAACGTCTTTCTTTCTTTGGTTTTATTTCGCTCATAATACAATACCCATTGTGTTATAAATATCAAATATTTCTTCATCCTCATCGCAAGTTGCCTCAGGACAACCAACGGCGCTGGGAATGAATCCAAGAAGGTTAGTTGCGCAAGTACACAAATAATCCTTAATCCTTTTCTTTTTTACCTCCAACCTTTGTAATAAAGTATCTTGATAAAACTTTAAGCCTTCGACGCCGACGTTTTGCCCGTATTCATTATCAAGTGTATAAAGTCCATTTGTTCCAAGTTGCATCACCATGTAAGGCGCTGCTTCGTAAAGAACGGCGTTGGCACAAAAGGATTTTAATTGGTCATTCCATAACGCTTGATAAGACGTACTTGTAAACGCCGTGGAGCTTCCTTTGTCCGCAACCAAGGCATCGTAAAACGTTAAGCCAACGGCGGGAATAATCCAACGATATTCTGCATCTTGAATGTGAGGGCTTATCAATGACTTATCAAGGCGTATGTCCGCAGGCGTTGGTCTTGCAACACCGCCGCTAATAACCTCAGACGGTTGTATTAATTGGCTCATTTGTTTCGATTGGTGAATAACCTAATATTTCCCTTTTTTCATCTTGCGTCAAATTATCCTCAACCGCAATATCACCCATGAAAGACACGGGCAAAGTATTTGATATGGAAAATTGAACGTCTTTTAAGGCTGGGTTATAAAGCCCAATTTCGGCTAAATAAGGATTTATGATTTTAGATAGCATCAAGTTTTGGCGCGGCTTAATCACCGTACTTTGTAAGTATTCCATTTCCTGACGTATCTGTTGATTGCTTCCAAGTTGTCCCGCCGTGGCGAAGCCTGCAAGTGACTTGCTCCATCTGTTCGCCACGACAATCGCCGAGGCTGCCAAGTTTTGCAAGTTTAAAAATTCGCCCTCGTTTTCCTTTGAGGTCGGAATCCAATTTGCTTTTAATTTTTCGTCCCTCAGGACTTGAACAAATAACTTATGATTATTTGCCATGCCCGTGAACTTGCTTTCTATTCCTTCGACAAGTTTCTTTGCCTCAGCTGGAGTAATTGAACCGAAAAATTGCATGATACCCGAAGGCATAAAGCCGTTTTCAAACTTGCTTGTATTAAACCTTTGAATCCTGTATTCCATTTCAGCCCACATCTTCGCGCCAATCCACTCGGGTAAACCAAAGTAAAAATAGCCTGCCGCGTATTGCTTCACATGGATAACGCTTCTTTGCGTTCCGTCCTCAAATTTCTTGAAATCTGGGTACATTGGTACTTCCCTAAATCCTTCGCTTTCGTAAAATACGCCGTCGGTGGTAAGTGGTACTTCTTCCCAGTTATCGTAAATGCCAACCGATTTTATAATCTGATCCGCTTCGGCTTTTCGAATACCAATATTATAAACGGGTACATGATAAATATAAGTGAATGGTTCTGAACCTACTTTACCCTTAACAATTTCGCAAAAGCTATTTCCAAAAGCATCATAGTCAAACGCAAGTTGAGCCAAAACCTCCTGAAGATTTTGGCCATGTAAATTAACCTGGCTAATAACATCCTCAATTTCATTTAAAGAATCGTCGGTGATAACCTCACCCTTCATCGACGTGGTAAGCAATGTATTTGACTTACCTTTCATGGGAATGAAGCCGTCACCGACAACCATGTTTGTTTTATCTTCTATTATCCTTCTTAACGTCGGCGAATTATTTACAATGGCGATAAGGCTCTTTAAAAAGTCATCCTTTTGAGTGAAGAACCTTACCCACTTTGCCCCTGTGAAATCAAGCCTCTCCCGTGACGGCTCATTAAAAATATCTTCCTTTACCAGCATGGTATTGGAAGTATCTAAAGTAACGGAAGCAAGTAAAGGGCTTTGATTCCTTTTACTTACCCTGTTGTTCCTGTTCGGGACTGCCTGTATTTTCTTTAATTGTTGGCTCATAGCTTTTTTTCTCGGGGGTAAAAATGACGTGTTGCCCAACGGTCTGAGGGCTTGATTGATACCAAGCCCTCAATTCGTTTTGTGAAAGTTCGCCGATAGTTTTTCGAATGATTCCAGCTTTGCCCGAAAGGTCTGCACCCACGTAAAGCATTTGCTTACTTTTATCCCTTACTATCATACTTTTATTAATCTAAAGCGCCCATTACTGTTGCGCCGTTAACAATAAACCTTGCTTTCTCCGTGGTTCTGCAGGTAATGGTAAGCGTTTCTTGATTTGAATCGGTAAACAATGCACCGGATAAACCTTCGGCGCTTGTCAACCTTGCAACCCTTTTCTTTGCCCCAATCGTTTCAACGCCCCAAATCCAATAGTTGCCCGTGTTTTCCACGTGTACACAAACCAATCCGCAAGCCTGATTCGCCATGTCTTGAATAAGGTTTCTTAATTCCTGATCGCGGCAATTAATGATTCCTACCAAACTTTGTTCAATGGCTACTGACAAAGTATCTGGATCCTGCGTCACCGTTTCCGTGAATGCTCCTGAGTTGTCCCTAAATTCAATCTCGTAAAAAACGGCAGCCGTGGAAGCCATTGTTATTGCCGTGGTTGCTCCCGATGCATTGTTGGTTATGCTTGTCACCTGATTAGCATTGGCAACGTAAAATTTGCCAATACCTCCTGCGCAAGTGCCATCCGTACATTGATTAAGCCAACCGCCTGTTATTGCGCTCATTCGTTATTGATTAGTAGCCTAAGCTGATTAATGATGGGTGAATATAATTAACGCCCATTTTGAAGCGCGCTTTAATGTACACCTTTTCGTCCTTCTGGTCATACCAAAGTTCCAAAGCCGTTTCAGGGCTTAGCACGTCCGTTGCAAGTACCTTGTTTTGAGGCGTGGTGTATTCCACGTAATGAGGCTTAGTTGTTCCAAGTCCTGTTGCGATATCGTCCCAACGGAATTGAGGAACAACGGGTACGCCACGGAAGGTAAATTGCTCAACACCGTTAATCAACTGCAATAAACCGTAGTCACCGCCACCGCCGTTTTCAATGTCTTCCCTTAATTGAGAATAAACGCTTTGCGTAACATTGAACACCTTTTGGTTAGCAGGTAAACCTTTCAACTGTAAAGGAGCTTGGTCATATACCGCGCGAAGGATTGCGAAGCCGTCACCTGAAGAAAGGTCAGAACCTGAACCCGTGTTTGTTCTTGGTGTCAAAGCATCCGCAACCAACTGAGGATAATAAACAGTCCAAAATCCATCAAGTGAATCAAAGTTTGGATTATTTGAAGACTGGTCACCAAAGTAAGAAAGACGGGTAATATCATTTCTTATCGCCTGTTGTGTACGGGTCAAAAGAATATTTTCAATCAATGTACCTGAAACATCTGGAAGCCTTGTACCTGTTTTCA